TACGTAGGGTATCAATTTCTATGAACTTTGTACCTGCTGAGTTAGACACTGGCATTTATCGTTTACGTTTATCACGATGAAAGTATCAAGAATGATCCGAAAGGCTCTTGAAAAACCTTGGTTATATACCACTGAGGAAATGGACAAGATGAATATGTCTCTCAAAGAAATTGAAAGAGACAGAGAAATGGATGTCTGGATCCGTCGTACTAAGCAAGGATTCTATAACAAACCGAAACCAGAATGAGTGTAACACTTGTATCCGTCACTCCTGACGCTGAAAAGACAATGGGTTACGTGGCAAGAGTCAGTAACCCTAAGAACCAAGACAACCCTAAGGTCGCAGGACTCCTAGGGTATTGCATTAAGCACGGTCATTGGTCTGTATTTGAACAGGCACATATGACAGTAGAGATTAACACTACACGTGGTCTTGCTGCTCAGATACTGAGACACAGATCATTCACATACCAAGAGTTCTCTCAACGGTATGCTGATAGTAGTTTGTTGGGTGATACCATTCCACTTCCTGAATTGCGTAAGCAAGACTTGAAGAACCGTCAGAATTCTACTGATGATATGGATGACAGAAAGGTGAAGTGGTACAACTATAGAATGCAAAAGCATTTTAAAGAAGGTATGAAGTTGTATCAGAATATGTTGAAGGATGGTGTTGCTAAGGAATGTGCACGGTTTGTACTACCTCTAGCTACCCCTACCCGACTCTTTATGACAGGTAGTGTTCGGTCTTGGATACACTACATAGAATTGAGAAGTGGCCACGGTACACAGAAAGAGCATATGGATATTGCCAATGCTTGTAAGGATGTATTTCGTGCACAGTTTCCTATAGTATCGGAGGCATTAGGATGGAATGGTTGAATGATATTAAAGTATGGGATGATGTTCTAGATCAAAAGGCATTATCATCTGTCTTTAGATATCTTTCACAAGGTTTCTATTCATTGCAGCGAGCTAATGATGCTGATGCTTGCGATAAAGCAAGGCACTTTCTAGCACAAGATAGAAGTGAAGAAGAGATAAACAATTTTAGATCTGAATACATTCAGGATATGATGAAGCACGATCCAATGGATCCAATGCGAGCATCAGATTTATACTGGACACGTATTCATAAAGGTGATCCTAGTTGCAACAAAGAAGACGAAGACTTATGCAAGGCATTGTATGAGGCACTTACAAAGGTCTGTAAGGTGCCACCATATGAATCCTTACCAAATGTATATACAAATCTTCTACGCTCTGGAGACCGTCCTAAGGCACACGTAGACAACGTGAGTCCTAAGAATCGTACGGTAATGTTCTATCTTAATGATGAATGGAACCGTGACTGGGGTGGTGAGACTATCTTCTATGATCTTAATGATGAGATCACTAAGGCAGTCTTACCTAAACCAGGTCGAGTAGTATCATTCGATGGAAGGATACCACACTCTGCTAGACCACCTCTTACAGCAGCACACAGACCTAGATACATTACAGTAATGAAATTCTGATGCCCCTCTACGAATTTGCTAATAAAGATAACGAATCTGTTGGGGAATTGTTCTTGTCGCTAGAGCAACGAGATGATTTCCTAAGACAGAATCCTAATCTACACGTGGTACCAGGTAAGTTAAGGTACGCAGCACATAAATCTGCTGAGTCTTTCCCTAGCTATCCTGATATGGATAATGAAACTAAACCAGTAGAGGAGAGAGGTCAAAACTTTGAACCACCTGTTCCAGCATCTTGGAAGGACAGTGATGAAGATAGTGGTAAGACTGGGTACAAGATCACAGACAAACGTAAGGTGAAACGAAGTCATTTTGATGAAGATATTAAAAAGTATGGTAAGATAGTTGGAACTCCTAAGATGCTAGGAGATAGTTCAACCGACTTCCATATTGATAAAGTTGACTCTGACCAACCTATCACTCCACGTGAAGAGTATGAGTACAATCAAAAGATGGAGTCCGAGGATAAACAGGGTCAAGCAGACCGCAGAGCAGGGATGAAAGGTCTTACCTCTGGTGATGCTATTCATCTCTCTGACACTCAAGAACTTATGCCTTGGGAAAAGGGATTTGCTAAAGCAAATAAGAAAGTCTATGACGCAGCATCAAACGCCGATCAAAACCGTATCAAGGAGGACAAACATCGTGAACGTGTTAAACTTGGACTTGAGGATGAGGACTAAATAAATTATGCCTACTTATCCTGTAAAAAATAGTAAGACTGGAGAGGAAAAGGAACTCTCTATGTCTATGAAAGCCTACGCAGAGTGGAGAGAAGAGAACCCTGACTGGGATAAAGACTGGTCTAAGGGTTGTGCATCCGCAGGTGAAGTAGGTGACTGGCGAATGAAAACCGATGGTGGATGGAATGAAGTCTTACATAAAGTAAGTCAAGAACCAGGTGCCAACGTTAAACCATACAAATACTACTAAATGCCACGTAAAAAATCCGTATCCACTCTGTCCACTAAGCAGATGAAACGTAGTAAACCTATCAACACAGAACTATTAAAACCAATAGAACCTCTGACTCCCGCACAAGAATTGTTGTGGGAACAGTATGCACTTGGCAAGAACTTGGTAGCTTATGGATGTGCTGGTACTGGTAAGACATTCTGTCTCTTGTATCAAGCTTTGAAGGAAGTATTGACAGAAAGCACACCTTATGAGAAAATATACATTGTAAGGTCACTAGTTCCCACTAGGGAGATAGGGTTCTTACCTGGCACTCACGAGGACAAATCATATTTGTATCAGATTCCTTACAGGAATATGGTCAAGCATATGTTCTCAATGTATACGGACAAGGAATTTGAATCGCTTTACGATGACCTCCAAAGACAGGAGACGATTAGTTTTTGGTCTACTTCTTTTCTACGGGGTACGACTCTTGATAATGCTATTATAATCGTGGATGAGTTTGAAAACTTGAATTTTCACGAGTTAGATAGTATAATGACAAGAGTTGGCGAGAACAGCAAGATCTTCTTTGCTGGTGACGCTAGCCAGTCCGACCTACTTAAGGTCACAGAACGCACTGGCATTCTAGATTTTATGCAGATCCTTAATGGTATGCCTGAATTCAGCAAGGTTGAATTCGGTCTTGAGGATATCGTGAGGTCTGGTCTGGTTAGATCGTATCTGGTCTCCAAGATCAACCAAGGTTATGATGAAAACATTTGATCATTCTGAACTAATTGAATCGGTAAACTTGAAGAGACAAATGGTGGAAGGCAAACGCCTTTACGCTGTGGAGGATGAACATTATCCTTCAGTCACTACAATCTTATCTAATCAAAAGAAAAAGAAAGCCATCATTAACAAGTGGCGTAAGAGAGTTGGTAAGGAGGAAGCAGACCGTGTAACTAAACGATCTACTACCAGAGGTACCAACTTTCACGCTATCTGTGAAGATTATATTATGAACAGGTTGGATCTTGAGAAACATAAAGATTCTCCTCTACCTGTACAGATGTTTCGCACTTCACAGTCTGTTATAGATAGAATAGATAGACCTAGACTAGTCGAGTCTATGTTATGGTCTCACACTTTAAAGATCGCAGGTCAGGTTGACATTATTGCTGAACTTGATGGGGTATTATCCGTCATCGATTTCAAGACATCAAAGTCACCTAAGAGACAGAACATTCTGGATGGATACTTCACTCAGATGTGTGCCTACGGCTATATGTTCTATGAAATATATGGTATTGAGGTAGAACAGTTTGCTGTTCTTGTTGCTTGCGAAGATGGTGAGTGTCAGTTAGTTAAAACTTCTGACAAGAGAACTCATTATCATAATCTTAAAGCGGCCATCGAAGAATATGGAATGAATTATGCCACAGCCACCTGATGAAATTGAATCTAAATTTATGACTGCTACAAAATTTGCTGGCGAAATTGAAAAACTAGTTGCTGATAACAACGATATGAATTATATCGATGCTATCATTCACTTCTGTGAAACAAATGGTATTGAGTTAGATACTATTAATAAACTAGTTTCTAAACCTCTTAAAGAGAAACTTAAGTTCGATGCACAGCGTCTGAACTTTATGAAAAGAACTTCCCGTGCTAAACTAACCTTTTGATATGAGCTTCCAAGATTCTGAGTTTGTTCAACAAGAAATTAAATACATTAATGGATTGCAAGATCGTCTAGCACAAATGACGATGGCATTTCCAGAACTTGATGCTGAGGAGAAGGAAGAGTACATTAATATAGTGGAGACACTACTAAAGAAACAAAGAGTCTTGTGGGCACGTGTAGAATTGTGTAAGAAGGATGACCCTGTTGCAAAACAGATGGCTACTGATGTCCGTAAGGTTATGAGTGCTGTTGGTATCCCTGATAACGTGAGTGTATCTGAGGTCTTTAATAATATTGATACAATGATCGTAGCACTAAAGAAGACGGTAGCGGAGATGTAATGAGGGTATGTAAGAAGTGTGGTGCAACGTGGATAGATGGACAACACTATTGGAAGACTGGTAAACTCGGTGACCCACACGACCTAGCAGGTTTGGTATGCAACACTCACTTTGATATGGAGTGCATCAACCCCTGTCTTGGTAGCACTTCAGGACAAACTTGGGAGATCCGAAAGCAATTACTTGACAACTTGGGAGAAGAGTATTATAATTAGTTCGTCGTTACCTGATAATTTAATTCTACGATGACAATCGCACAATCCTTAGGGATTCCACAGTCACAGGAAGATTTCCTATGTGACTACTGGAAGACTGAGTACTGTGACCCTGACAACTGGACATATCTTGCGTCCACTTACTTCACACCTGGTGTGCATTTGGTAGGTGATCCTAAGATGAGACTGTGGGAGGAATCTCCTAACAGTTGGAAAAATCCAGGTCGTTATAAGTTCAGTGCTTCACGTGTTCTAGATCTCGTAAGAGAAATTGAAACCAAAGGAGTTGATCCTAAGATCGGTTCTTTTGTATACTATGACGTTGATACAGGTGAAACTGTCAACGGTGAACATAGACGTGGTGCTTCTGACCCTCGCTACCTAGCCATACCAGGTTGGATGATGCAAGGGGTACGATTTGACAGCGAGGCAGCAAAGATTAAATTTGCTACCAAGTCTAACAATCGTGTCGAAGTATTTCACACTAATACCTCTCCCGATGACGTTGAGTCAGCAGCGAGACAAATAGTTAACCTCGAAAAGATCTATACCTTTGAAGGTATTAAAGATCTTGTTCAGGAGTTAGGTGCTCACCTAACTGCTTACTATCACAATCTCATTGCTAGTAAAATTTATGCTGAGTACACCTATAAGAATGGTGTTACTGATGGTGTAAGATACAGAACTTACAATCAGCATACGGTTAACATCTACATCGACTCCACTGATGAAGAATGGTTTGAATCATTCTACAACAATGATGATGAGTTATGCCTCTACATTCAAGTACAGCACTTTGAACCACGTATAGGATCTATCCTATCCTTGGCAGAGCGTGCACAAGAAGAGGACAAACCAGTACACTTCCTCATTAGTTTGCCTATCCCTCAGGGAAAAGCATCACTAGAGAGTAAGAGACTTGGTTTCTTTTCTACGCACTTGCAGAACCTTGAGACTAGACTGATTAACATATCAAGTCTAGGTAGTAAGCATCGTGCTTTCTTTCCTTGGAACCACCCTGATGCAAAGCACAGGTTCCTTCCACAGGACACAGAAAATGAGGATATAAATTCATTAATTTATGTCCCAAACAGGCAGTTCAACTAGCCTAAATACTAGGGAGGACTTGTCCTCCCTTTTAAATCTAATCCAATTAATCTAACTAAATCTAATGTCATTTTCGACACTTAAGAAGCGTTCTGGTTCATCACTAGAGAACCTAGTAAAAGAAGCAGAGAAGTTAAACAAGCAAGGTCCAGGTGCAGACGAGAGATTCTGGAAACCAGAACTTGATAAGTCTGGTAACGGTTACGCAGTAATTCGTTTCCTACCAGCACCAGATAAGGAAGACCTACCGTGGGCAAAGGTTTACTCCCACGCATTTCAAGGTCCAGGAGGATGGTACATCGAAAACTCCTTGACCACAGTGAACAAGAAAGATCCAGTAGGTGAAGTCAACCGCAAGTTGTGGAACTCTGGCATCGATTCTGACAAGGACATAGCACGTAAGCAGAAGCGTAAGCTATCTTACTACACTAACATCCAAGTCGTTCGTGATCCAGCACACCCTGAGAATGAGGGTAAGGTATTCTTATACAAATTTGGTAAGAAGATCTATGATAAGATCACTGCTGCAATGCAGCCTGAATTTGAGGATGAGACTCCTATTAATCCTTTCGATCTATGGGAAGGTGCTAACTTCAAGTTAAAAATTTGTAAGGTAGCGGGGTTCTGGAACTATGACAAGTCTGAGTTTGATAGTGTGTCTGCTCTTGATACAGATGATGCTAAACTTGAAGCCATCTGGAAGGAAGAGCATTCGTTAACTGCCTTTACTAATGAAGACCAGTTCAAAACTTATGAAGAGTTGCAGACTAGGTTGAATGAAGTACTTGGTACTAACAAACGTGCTGCTGTAGCTACAGTAGACGACGAAGAGTACGAACCTGTTGCAGCAGTTGCAGCAGCGACTCCTACTCCAGTAACTAGATCAGAAAGTAGTGACGATCAACTGTCATACTTTGCTAGACTGGCAGAGGAAGAGTAAATTAGTTTGTATATTACACGATACCCCGAAAAAAATTCGGGGTATTTTTTTGCCTATAAGGTTTTTTATATTGCTGATCTCTTGAGTGTCCTACTAATAGTATCAGTAGCATTTTTATATGGAAGTTGTTCCTTCATCTCTTCTATAAACTGACGCAGATATCTCGTACGTAAGATGTATATACTTCTCTTCTTATCATTTGCTCTTGTCTCGAACTCGTGGTGAGTGACAGCATCTACTATTGATGCACCTTGAAGTGTGACTAGTGATCCAGTTGGATCTCTATATCTAAAACTATCTCTAATTAATTTCTCCCAACCTGATGTACGTGTCGTCAGTCTTGTTAGTTTATATCTAAACTTATTACCATCCTTATCCATCCACGTTGGTTCTGTAAATGTAGAAGCATTGAAGTTGGTAACTGTACCTTGAGCACTAGTATCAAACCCAGTCAATAACATATCATTTGTCACTGGATTGTTGCCATCCCAAGCAGTTAATTTGATACCCATAGTGGTACCGTTGTAGCTAGTTACTTCTCCTGCTGCTCCATTGGTAAACGTTACTGCTTCCCCTACTGCAAAAGTGGTACTACTTTCGACTACTGGTATGCTAAAAGTTGCGTGTGTATCTGGCGTATCTGTAGTACCACTTTGACCTGCCATATAAAGATACCTAATAGACCCGTACGATCCTTGATTATCAACAGTAACAGAGTCGATACTAAGACCACGTACTACAGTAGCTACTGCACCACCACCAGTACTATCATTTACATTATTAGTAAAGTTAATACCACTAGCACCATATACTTTTGAGGTATCGATGAAGTTAATACTTGTGAAACCAAAGTGATCGTAAGGAGGACCACTATTTCCTGGTTGATACAACTGGAAGAATACATTAGGAACCTTAAGGTTCTCAGGTATCTCAAAGTCGTATGGTTCTAGGTTACCTGAACCTGTACCGTTAGGAACAGCTTCAATAACAACACCCAATGTAATCCAAGCACTGTGATCTGGATCTGTATCAGTTGTGATCTGATATCTTAAACGAAGTTCTTCTACACCTGGAATGTCTGGTGTTTCACCACCATTCATACCATTACCACGGATAGCATACACCCGAACAGTATTGTAGTTAGTCATATCAACTTTGTTGATGACTACACTTCTTTCACCCCAACTATCACCTAATCTTAGGTGAGTGCTGCCCACATTAAAACCACCATACGAACCAACACCAGTACCATTCGGTGCAATAGTTGCACCATCACCGAACTCGTGGATGTTAGATGCGTCCGTTGTGTCGTAAGATGTACCATCAAGACGTATGTCTATGACCTGACCATAAGTCATCGAGTTTGTATCTTTATCAATGATAGCTGTAGCAGATTCACCTGCCATACCACCAGTTAGTGTAACTTCAGGTGCATATGTGTATGCTTCTCCACCACTTTGAATATCAAATCTTTTAAGGTATCCTGTTGCACTCATCACTGGAGTAACAGTTGCACTTACCGTTGGGAAGTCACCGTTACTTGTTATTGGACCTTCTACTAATAGGTTGGGAGGGAATTCATATCCACTACCACCATTTAATACAGTAACTTCTTCTACTACTAACTTTCTTAATACCTCTACTTCAATAGCACTCTCAGGTTTAGGTGCGTCACCATCCATAGGATCATCATACTCTGTCCAGTATGGTGCTTTGTAAAAGTCTTCACCAACTCTTTGACCAGCAGGTAACACTACATCACCAGCAGTATTCTTTACTTCATTAGTTTCATAGTGTTTGATATCAAATGGTTTATCATATTTCTTATTAATATAATCCTGTAGTACAGGAGTAGGCATTGGCCAGTCGAAGTATGGATTGATTATATTATTTGATAGTAAGATAACCCAGTCGTAAGCAGAACTCCCGTAGAGTTTTTGGGAGATTAGATCTGGACGGTCAGCATCTGTTATAGTATATTGTTTGTAGTATACTAAACTATCTAATGCTGCATCAGATATCTTAAACCGTCTGAATATATTTTTTGCTGTAACATATTGTTGCTCAGACCACGGGAACTTGATGGGTCTAATAGCTAGAGATATGTTAGGAAGCTTCTCGAAATATGCCATTAGTAATACTGTTCGGTGTAGCTGAATGAATCACCATAGTCTTCACTGATGATTGCTTTGAGTTCTTGGAAGTTCATTTGTAAACCTACAGCAGTAGGTGCTCCGTCCTCTAGTGTTGACCAAGAACCACCAGCAGTGTAGTTAACATTTATATTTGTGAGAGCACACGCTTTCATCTTATTTAACCAGTGGTTGTCTTGACTACCAGTTTTATATTGTATCTTAAAGACGTGTGGTACTGTTGTGAACCATCCACCTTGAGATAACTCTGGTGCGGATGCTTTCTTGAACTGCCAGATCATTTCTTTAATGATCCTTGATTCTCTTTCGTTCCTAGGTACTAGAGTCCATCTGAACTGGAAGGATCTTAGTCCTACTTTATTAAAGAATACTTCTAAGTTAGGGTTAACTACCTGACCTATCAAACCACCAGTAACTGAGTTACCACTCATACCAAGTTTACTACCCGCTACATTTGCACCGACACCTCTTAGTAGTGCTGGAAGTATAGATGTATCTCCCGTAACCTCTTGCCTCGCTTGTTCTACACCAGTCCAGAACTGACCTGAACCTGCACCTCCTATCATTGAACCTGCTGCTCTCAAAGCAGCCATTTGTAGTGGTTTTACACTTACTTGATCCCATTCTCTACTAGCACTTTGTCCTATATCTTCTGGCATATAGAGGACTATCTTTTTATACTTAGAAGAATCAAATTCACCACCACCTAGTCCAGTTATGTCATACTCAGAATAATTACCACCATAATTGTTACCACTATTATCTCCCAAACAC